AATTCAAGATCACTCTTGGAGGAATCAACGAGAAATCAAGTCGTCCGGTTGATTGAAAGATCCTCCACAACGGAAGAATCTCTTCAATCAAGAAATCCGCTTCAATCGTTTTCTTTTTCGATTCCGAGACAAAGCCTCGAGACTCTTGAGAAAGTTCCTCTTGCGCCTTAATTAGCGACTTGAGAGCCGGAATTCTCCTTGTTTCGTAGGCCTTCAAGATCTGGCAAAGGTAAAAAGAAGAAAAAGATTGAAAGTGATTGACCGGGATATCGAGTTCACCTTTGACCGCCAATCGGAAAGCGACAACGATCTCGGAAGGCGAAAATCTTCCAAGTTCCGAAATAATAAATTCAATAAGAACGGCCTTCTCGGATTCTCCGGGTATATTTTGAGCAATTGAAGAAACAATCTCCCGATCTGAAAACTATCTTTTTGAATTGGAAATGTTGGAAAAGAGGGATCCATTTTAAAAAATGGCAAAATTTAAGATCAAAGAAAAGATCACTCAAGAGATCAGGAATCACAAAGGTTTGTATCAAGTTGAATCAGGAGGAATTCTCGGTTTGACTTATTCTCGACTTGATTGTCCTTTTTGTGATAAGACTCACCGGGAATCACTCACTCAATTGATCGCCTTCGGAATTGATTGTTCTTGCGGTGCAAAATTAAACAGAAAACAAGGCTTCAAAAAAATATAAAAATGAGAATAAGAGCGGCAAAAAGAAAAGAGGATCGAGAAAGGGAAACGATCGGAAAGGAGTTTGATTGTTTGGTCAAGAACTTCTCGGAAGTTTTATTCTCATATAATTTTGACAAAGAACTTCAGAGTTTTCCAATATTTGAACATTATTCCGATATTTGGAAAAGTTATTGTCAACACGCTCTCGCGATTTGTCAATTCAAAATAGTTCAACCGGATCCTCTCGCGTTCTTCAAGTTCGCGATTGATCAACATACGGGAGACGATATCCTCCTCCAAGATGTCAAAAAAAGAAACGGAGAAGTCGAAGATCTCAAAAAAATCGACAACCAAAAAGACGGTCCTCAAAAAATCGTCGACTAAAAACGACCAAGAAGACCGGAGGTCTCTCGCTGACAAGATTCTAATTGAATACGAAGTCGGAGGAGTCACCCTTGAGTCTTGTTGCGGCTTTTATGGAATAACGGCCCGGACGCTTCATAATTGGATCGCGCTCGATTCCGAAATTTTACAACGTTATAAAAGAGCCAAGGAAAAGGCCTCCACGGCGGGAAGAGAATTGATCCGGGAGAAGGCTCTCGACGGACTTACTCGATTGATTGTCGGCTATTTTATAGAAGAAGAGGAGGAAGTCAAGATCAAAGACAAGGCCGGGAATGTGACCAGAACAATAATCACCAAACGAAAGAAATACTTCGCGCCGAATCCGACCTCGGTGATCTTTGCCTTGAAGAATATCGATTCGAGTTCGTGGAACGCGGAGTCCGCTCCTTTGGAAGATCAGGAACCTCAACTCTTTAAAATTGGTGACAATACAATTTCCTTTTGATGATCAAATTCGAGGCTCACCCTAAACAAAAGGAATTCATTGAAAAAGTCTTCTCCGGATCTCACTCTTATTTATTATTTGGAGGAGCGGCCGGAGGTGGGAAATCTTATGTCTCACTCGCTGCGGCGATCCTTTATTGTAAAATTTACCCGGGATCCCGTGGATTCATTGTCCGAGAAAGTCTTCCGACATTAAAGAGAACAACAATCAAATCCTTTTTCAAACTTTGTCCGCGTCGTTTTATTCGATCGTACAATCAAACGGATCAAGTTGTTCGGTTCAATAATGGCTCGGAGATTAATTTCATGGCGGAGAACTTTGACGCGGACAAGAATTTGACCCGATTCGACGGGATCGAGGCGAACTTCTTTATTGGAGAGGAGGCGCAAGAGTTGCAACAAAAGACATTCGAGAAAATGAAACTTCGCGCGGGTCGACATATTATTCCCGGACTCAATGTTCAACCTCGACCTTTGATCTTATTGACTTGCAATCCTTCGCAAAATTGGACGAAGTCGGTCTTTTATGATCGATATATTGACGGGAATCTTCCTTCGGAATACTCTTTCACTCCTTCATTAATGATCGACAATCCTTCTCTTCCTGAATCTTATCTTCAGGGGCTTGAAAACATTGACGAGGTGACAAAGGCGATCTTCGTTGAGGGCCGTTGGGACGTTCTCGATATTGAGCGGCCTTTCGCTTATTCCTTCAAGAGATCGAAGTCAGTTGTCAAAGGCTTGACCATTGAACCGAAGGTTCCCTTGATCCTATCTTTTGACTTCAACGTTGATCCGATCACTTGCTTGGCCGGTCAATCTTACGGAAACAAGATCAGGATCCTCCACGAATTCCGACTTCGCAACTCGGATATATACAAACTTTGCGAAACGATACGCGCGAAATTTGGCGATCTAAACTTCATTATCACCGGAGACGCGTCCGGAGGGAACCGATCCGCGATGACAAAGGGGGCCTTGAACTTTTATCAAATTATCAAGAACGAACTCGATCTCTCAACAAACGCGTTCAAAGTTCCCTCGATCAATCCTTCAATCAAGAACTCCCGGGTTCTCTTGAACTCTCTCCTTGATCGTCACCCTGATTTCTTGATTGACGAATCTTGTACTTTCACAATCTCCGATTTGGAAACGGTCCAAACCGATAACCTCGGCGACATTGATAAGTCGAAGGACGCTTCAAAGACTCACTTGTTGGACTGCTTGAGATATTATCTTTTTACGTTTCACTCGGATTTCGTTCGTTATTTTCGATAACAAAAGAGTATATTTGTCGATACTAAAGACGAAAATGATGTTCCAATTATTTAAGAAGAAGAAGGAAACAATTTCCAATCCTCCACAAAAGACGCGTTCGGTTGCGATGTCTCAAGTTTATATTGACAAATTCGGGAATCGTTGGTTCGAATATTCAAACCCGTTGGATCTCCCGGCGAAGAGAGCGATCTCGGCGGAGGTGGCGACGCGTTTCGCGGACCTGAATTTGACAAGATCGGTCTTTCTTTTCCTTGTTGGTGAGATGAAAAAGGCCGCGAACAAAGGCGATATTGTTGAACTTTTCCGGATCCTTGGCGAAATGGAATTCCGGACGGGATTCCTTGGAGAAGAGGAGACCTTGATTGAACTCGCTCTTTGTTATTACGTTCTGGAAGACGAGGACGAGACTTCTCTTGATTCGGTTTCTCGACAAAAGAAGATCGATATTTTTAAAACGGACGAGGACGCTCGGGCTTTTTTTTTGCGCGGAGCCTTCAGTCACACGATCAAATATTCGGATATGTCCGAAGAAGATATCCTCGAATATTTGAGAATGAACGGCCCGGAAAAAGAAAGGCTCGACCGACTTACTCGGAGGACGATCTCTCCAATTATATAGACGAAATTAATTATTTGAATCAATTGATTTGTGATTCAAAACCTTCCGAAGTTAAGGCCTTGGAGTCGTTGTCCGTGGAGGAATATTATCAAACGATCAACACTTGGTTGAAAATTATTGACGAGAAGAACAAATCCGCCGAGAATTCACGATCTTCGGACTCGGATCAAGGAGGAGTCTCGAAAAAGAGGCTTTCTTCTTAAAACTTTCAAATCATGGCGGTTAAGAATATAATCTTCAAAATCGAGGCGGACGTTGCTTCTCTCAAGAGAGAACTCGCCGGGGTCAATACTTCGGTCGACAATACAGAGAGGAAAGTGACTTCTCTTGGAAAGGCCTTTTCTTTAGCGGGAGCGGCCTTCGGAGGAATCGCGATCGGATCACAATTCGCGGAGTTGGCGAAGCAATCGATCAACGCGGCCGCGGCCTTTGAAACTCTGGAGATCTCCTTTTCTACTTTCTTAGGCTCGGCCGAAGAAGGAGCGCGGGTCCTCAAAGAATTAGAAGAATTCTCTTTGAAAACTCCTTTCACTCCGGCGCAAGTTCAAGAGGCCGGAAAGGCGCTTCTTGCTTTCGGTGAACCGGTGGAGAAGTTGACCGGTACTTTGAAAAATATCGGAGACATTTCGGCGGGAACCGGAAAGAACTTCAATGAGTTGGCCATAATATACGGAAAGGCTCGAACTCAAGGGACTCTCTACGCGGAAGACATTAATCAATTGACCGAGGCCGGGATTCCAATCATTGACACTCTCGCGGAGTCTTTGGGAACTTCGGCCGGGAATATCAAGAAACTGGCTTCGGAAGGAAAGATCGGATTTTCGGATTTGGAAAAAGGATTCCGAACCCTTACTTCTTCAGGTGGTCAATTCGAAGGATTGACGGAAAAGTTGGCTCAATCTACGGCCGGAAGACTCTCAACTTTACAAGGTAACGCGGAAGCGATTCGCCGGTCTTTTGGTGAGAGCCTTCTTCCGGTCTTTGAAGTCCTGATCAACACGGCGACTCAAGTCCTTTCCTTCTTTGGGAACTTCAACTCAATCCTTGAAGCAAATCGAGCGGCCTTCGCTGCGGTGGGAGCGGCAATCGCTTTGTCGGTTGGTGCGATGACAAGAGACATTCAACTCAAAGTCTTATCCAACGCCGTGACTCTCGCTCTGGCTATCAAGGAACGCGCTCTCGCGGTTGCTACAAACATAAAAACAACCGCGACAAGGATCGCGACAACGGCTTCTCAAGGAGCGACCTTCGCGACAAGAGTTCAAACGGTGGCGACGGAAGTCGCAACCATTGCGACAAAAGGATTCAACGCGGCGATCAAGGCGAACCCGCTCGGGATCCTGATCACTCTTTTGACAACTGCGGCGATCTTATTTGTTGACTTTGCGGACGCTGCGGACGAGTCGGCGACAAAAATCGAAAGATTCGCGGACGGTGCGAAGGCCTTCGGAGAGTTTGAACAATCCTTCAAGAAAAACTTGAACGAACAAAAGGCCGCTCTTGCTGCAAATGTCGAACAAATCAAAAAGTCAAACGCGGGATCTCAAGAAAGAGCGGTCTTAATCAAGAAACTCAATGATCAGTACGGAACGACTCTCACCAACTTAACGGACGAGAAGAAATTCGTCGCGGCGCTCGAAGTCGCTTATCTTTCCGCAACGGAAGCGATCAAGAAGAAGGCTCTCGCTTCAGCAAGTGAGGAGGCCTTGACAAACCTATATAAAGAACAAATTCGTCTCACCGAGATTCTTAATACAAACCTTGAAGAAAAGAAGAAGATCTCCGATTCGCTGAACGCTCAATTTGCAAATTCCGACGTTGCGGTTGACAAGATTATCGAAACAAGGACCGGTCTTCAAACGGCTCAAATCAATAACTCCAAGAAGGAACTCGCTCTTGTCAATTCGGCAATCGATAAGATCTCAAAAAGGACGGCGGAAGCGATTGGAGGACCAACGGATCCGATATCGATTCCCGTTTCGGTTGAATTGATCAACTCTCGCGCTAAATTGGCGGCCGACTTGGAGAAAGAACTTCGCGGACTCAAGATTGATCTTTCACAACAAGGACCTTCTTTTGTCGATCCTAAAAACGTGGAGGAAGCAAAGAAACAAGCGAAGGATCTCGCGGACGTTGATCGCGCAAGAGTGGACGAAGAGATCAAAAATCGAATCAAAGAGTTTAAAAATAATGAAACCTATACTTCAGCGACGGCCAAACTTTTGGACGATATCAAAAAGAAGAAACTCGAAATAATTGCAAACCAAGAGGCGAATCAAATTCAGATCATTGATGTCAACGCGGCGGAACGTCAATCCAAGGCCTTGAGATCCATTGAAGAGACAACCCTTGAAACAAAGATCTTTCTTGCTGAAGAATCCAACAAAAAACTCGAAGAACTTCAACAAGATTCTCTCGACAAGTTATCCAAGGCGACAAAGAAGAAAGACAAGGAAACAATTCAATCCGAGATCAACGCGCGACTTGATTTGATCCGTGACGGATTGGAGAAAGAACGACAACTTCGGGAGGCGGCGATCATTGCTCAAAGAAACGCGGATCTTGAGAATGTGAAACTTTCCGAAAAAGAAAAAGCGGCGATCACCGCAAAATCAAACCTTGAGATCCTGAAGTTGAATCAAAACTATTTGGATAAAAAGACGGCGGCCGGAAAAGAGGCCGGAGCCAAAACAACTGAAAACGACAAAAAAGTTCAAGATGAGATCACTCAAGGAATAATCAATTTGACGAAGGAGTCTTTGAGCGCTTTGAAAGAAATTTCGGCCGCTCGAATTCAAGAGGCGGATCTTGCAATCTCCAACCAACAAAAGAGAGTTGAACGCGCCGCAAAACTCGCGGAAAATGGAAACGTTGCAATCCTCGAATCGGAACAAGAAAAACTCGACAATTTGGTCCGCGCTCGTCAAAAATATGTCAGACAACAACAAGTCCTTGGCCTTATTGAGATGACAACCAACTCCGCGATTGCAATCTCAAAGGCTGCGGCGGAAGGTGGCGCGGCGGCTCCTTTCACAATTGCGGCGACATTGATCGCTCTTGCGGCGGGATTTGTCGCGGCAAAGGCTCAAGCGCAAGCGGCGGGAGGTTTTGAAAAAGGCGGTTATACTGGAGACGGAGCAAGAAGAGAACCGGCGGGAATCGTTCACAAAGGAGAGTTTGTCTTCACTCAAGAAAAGACAAGGAGATTTCGATCAGTATTTGAAGACATTCACAAAGGGAGAGATCCTTTTGTCGCTCGAGGAGTTGGGGAGAAGATTATCTTTGTCAACAACTCGGGTCTTGACGGAAAACTTGACAAGATCGAACGCGCAATTCGCGAACAACAAGGTCTCAACCTTTCAATTTCTGAAAAGGGAATTCACGGCCTTGTGACTTCTTATCAAATGAAAGAATCAAGAATCAAAAAAGGAGCAAGATGATAAGCAACTTAAAAATCGAACTCAACGGAGTTCTCGTTCGTGGAAGAATTGAAGGAGTTGATTCTTTCCTTATTACATTACGAGAAAAAGACGAAGATCGATTCTTGTCAAAGTCTTTCTCCTCGGAGTTGACTTTTTACGATGACGGTTTCGACATTCTCGCTCCTATCATATTAAACAACTCAAACGGATTCGCGAACAAGGTGACGGTCAAAATTTATGACGATTGTTGTTCGGATCCGGTCTTCACGGTATTGATTCTTGGAGATTCAATTGATTGGTGCGAACCGGGTTGTTCAATTACTGCAAACATAATTGAAGAAAACGCCGCGTTCAATTGCTTCCGTTCAACTTTGATCGGAGACAACTTCGACGGATTTCTTTCGCGCGACTTTGTTCCTTTGCGATATTGTATCGAGGCCCGTCCTCAATTTATGCAAGTTGTGTTGATTTGGTTGTCTTATTTATTAAATCAAATCTTTTATCTGATTTTGATTCCTTGGGTGATCGCGATCTTTTTCCTTTTGGGGATTGTCAACATTCTTTGCAATATAGTTGTTGTGATTTGTCGATTCAAGTTGAGATTCAAGATTCTTCGTTGGACGGTTCAAATTGGTCCGATTTGTTCTCCTCCTGATTGTTCGGGAGCCTTCACGAATCCGCTCACCCTTATCGGGTTAGTGACCGACCTCTTCAAAGAGATCAACGAAGAATTGATTCCTTGCGGAAGATATCACCCTTCTCCATACGTTCGCGACTACGTGAATAATGTTTGCAAAAAGTGCGGATTGACCTTTCAATCTTCGATCCTCAACAATCCCTCGTCTCCTTATTTTAATACGTTGCTTGTTTCCGCTCAAGTGGATCGCGGAAGGAAAAAGTCTTCCTCAAACTTCCGTCTTATCGAAAACAATATTCCGGTTGAAACATTGGAGACTCTTATTGAGTAATATTTGATCCCGTTATTCAATGCGGACTACACAATCAATTCGGGAGTCCTGATCTTTGAAAGAAGGGATTTCTTTCAATTGTCTTCGACGTGGATTGATACGGAAGACATTCTCAACAAAGGATTGATCTTGGAAGATAAGGTTTGTTTTTCGTGGATTGAAAAAGAACGTTATTCCTTTGGTCAATTCGAATATCAATCCGACGCTCAAGATTATATCGGGAACGAGGCCAAAAGTAGGTGGAACGATATTGTTGAATGGAACATTCCGTTCTCAACAACTCAAAAAGGAGTCTTTCGGCTTCCTCTTCCCGCTTCTCCGGCTCGGTTTCGTCAAGACGGGATTGATACGGATCTTTTTTCGCGATTCGAGTCGGCTCTTGGTGGGATTGTCAATGTGATTTCCTTCGGAGCCTTCTCAAGTTATAACCGCGCAATGTTGATCAATCAACATACTTTCTTTAATTATAAATATTTGATTCACAATCCTGATCCCGGATCGAATGGATATATTCAAAACTTTTATTCCGATTCCTTTTGTGGAGGAAATCCCGGACCGGTTCCAGAGGAGAGATATAATTATCCGTTTTGGTTCGATGAAGGATATCAAAACAACCTTTATTCAAATTTCTACGCGATTGAAGATCCTCGTCTTCCCGGATCTTCAAATTTCAATTTCTCCTTTACGTTCTTATTTAACTGCGACAATCTTCGGACAATCGCCTTTGATAAGGCGGTGAGACTTAATCGAGGAGGTCTTTCAATTTCAGGAAAGATTCAAGAGTTGGAAATCGACTTCAACGCGCGAACAATGAAAGTCTCGGGAATTTGTTAAATTAATTGATATTTTTACACTATGAAAATAAACTCCTTAGTTGAAACGGGTTTCGGACAAAATCCGATCTTTCCTTTTGCTACTTGCGGACAACTTCTTCGTCTTGAACTTGAATTGTCTCCCGGAGAACCTTTCCGAGAGGTGACAAAAATTGAATGGACCGATACTTGTTCGGGAGTGATCACTCAAGTTAACGGGATTCCTTGGGCAATTCCTTTGTCCTTCAATATTAATATGACCGACGATCCGGACACGAATGTCTCA